ACTAAAGACTGCCCTCGTTGCTGCGACTAATGTTCGTAGACGTTGGAAGTTCTATGACCTATTTGATGCTGCTCCAGGCACATCAACTTGGGCTGCTGGAAAGTCTTATGCTGGTGATGAAATGCACGTTGTTGTATTTGATTCAACTGGTGGAAACACTGGTTTTGATGCAGACGTTGCTGGACAGAGAACTAATGCAGTGATGGAAGTATATCCTTTCGTATCACAGGCAGGAGAAGCAAAGACACCACAAGGTGGAACTAACTTCTATGCAAACGTAGTGAACAGAGGTTCTGCTCATGTTCGTTGGATGGATCATGATGGTTCACTGACAAACGCTGGTACTTCTAATGCAACATATGCTTCAACTCAAACACACGCTGGTGTTATTGCATCTCCACTTACTGGTGGTACAGATGACACACCAACAGTTGGTGAGTTAGATACTGCATATCAGTTGTTTGTTGACCCAGACACAATCGACATCAACCTTGTTATGGCAGGTTCTTGTCCTGCTGGCACAGATGGTGTAACACACGCAACGATGATTATAGACCTGTGTGAGGCAAGAAAAGATTGTATTAGTTTCATCTCTCCAAGAAGAGCAGATGTTGTTGGTATAACAAGTGCTATCACTCAGACATCTAATGTTGTTGGTTTCTTTGACCAACTCGCAAGTTCGTCTTATGCAGTGTTTGATTCTGGTTACAAGTATATGTATGACAGATACTCAGATGTATATCGTTACGTTCCTTTGAACGGTGATATCGCTGGACTTGCTGCGAATACAGACAATGTTGCTGACCCTTGGTTTTCGCCTGCTGGTTACAACAGAGGACAGATTCGTGGTGCAGTTAAACTTGCATACAATCCTAACAAATCTCAAAGGGATATCATTTATCCTGCTCGTATCAATCCTGTCATTTCACAGCCAGGTCAGGGAACACTCTTGTTTGGTGACAAGACTGCTCTTTCAAGACCTTCTGCTTTTGATAGAATTAACGTGCGTAGATTGTTCCTCGTACTTGAGAAGGCGATTGCAACTGCTGCTAAATTCCAACTGTTTGAGTTTAATGATAACTTCACACAGGCACAATTTAGAAACCTAGTAGAACCATTCCTTCGTGACGTACAAGGTAGAAGAGGTATTACTGACTTCTCTGTTGTTTGTGACGGAACAAATAACACTGGAGAGGTGATTGATAGAAATGAATTCGTTGGAGACATTTTTATTAAACCTGCCCGTTCAATCAACTTTATTACACTGAACTTTATCGCCGTAAGAACTGGTGTCGAGTTTAGTGAGGTAGGAGGTTAATCATGGCTAGTATAGACCAATTCAAAGCACAACTACGAGGTGGTGGTGCAAGAGCAAACCAATTCAGAGTAACAGTTACAACTCCAGCTGTTGCAACTGGACTAGAAGGACAGTTTGAAAAAACATCATTTATGATTAAGGCTGCACAGTTGCCTGGTCAAACCATTACAGAAATTCCTGTAAACTTCAGAGGTAGACAATTGTATATCGCTGGTGACAGAACTTTCGAGACATGGAATACTACTATCATCAATGACACAGACTTCTTTGTCAGAAATGGTATGGAATCATGGATGAACGGTATTAACGACTTGGACGATAATCAGGGTGTTGACAACATGGCACTTTATGTTGCTGACCTCTTTGTTGACCAATTGGGTAGAGATGGTAAAATTCTAAAGTCTTATACCCTCAAGAATTGTTGGCCAACAGTTATTGCGCCAATTGACTTGAACTATGATACTGTAAGTGAAATTGAAACCTTTGATGTTACTTGGAGATACACCAGTTTCTCTGCAAGTAATTTAGCAAACTAGTTTTACAATCCTACTAAATAGTAGGGTAAAATTAGGAGACTTAATATTATGGCTGAACTTTTTGGTTTCAGAATCACAAAAGCAAATCAGGGTGGGAGTAGTGATGGTTTCACTGCTCCCTCTACTGACGATGGCACCCTTGATGTAGTATCAGGTGGTGGGCATTATGCGTCCGTCCTTGATATGGATGGTCGTGAAAGAAATGAAGTAGATTTAATTAGACGATATCGTGATATTGCACAACAACCAGAGTGTGATAGTGCTATTGAAGATATCGCAAACGAATCAATTGTCTCTGACGAAAGAGGACAATCTGTTGCAGTTAGTCTTGATAGACTAGACCTTTCCCCAAAAATCAAATCTAAAATTCGTGAAGAGTTCAATGAGGTCTTGCGTTTGCTTGACTTTGATTCAAAAGGACATGACATTTTTAGACGTTGGTATGTGGATGGAAGGATTTACTATCACAAACTTATTGATTCAAAATCTCCTCGCAAGGGAATTAAAGAGGTTCGATATATTGACCCTCGTAAGATTAAGAAAG